TAGTTGCCACCCTCGGCAGGGTTGCCACCACCTGAAACAATCTCATCAGCGTTTGCCGCTCGTGTCTCTAGCACATCAGACCAGATCAGCGGGAGCATATCCTCAAGGGTAGGGATGGAGTAGTAATGCTCATCTCGGATCTCATAGCCCAACTTCTGTGCCTTAGCACGACGGCAATACTTGTCCGCTTGGCGGGTTAAAGTCTTACCCAAATGNTTGATGCCAGACTTCAGATCCTCTGGCTTCTGATCGGGGCTAAGCCACTGAGAAATCTTATCCTGGCGACGCACACACCAGAGCAACAGCTCTTGACGGACATCGGCCACATCAAAATAGGGATGGTATTTGCGATGAACAATGCGGGCTACCTGAGCGGCAATGTCAACTACTTCCTCTGGTAGTTCATTCATTGATCACCACAGGCAGGATGTAATCTGGGAAATCGTGGACGGCATTGAAATGCACGTTGAAGTCATGCTCGTTTGTATCGGCACGAGTGAGGCCAAAGATAGGGTCTAAACAGCGCAAGGTGTGGGCTGGGATCAGTAGCAACGCATCAGTGTAGCGGATACAGATACGGTTGAAGGCATCTGGACGGTCATTGGTAGGCTCGGTAAGCCAGATCTGTTGCAACTTCTGGTATGGAAACTTAACCTCTGAGTCAACAGGACGCTTCATCCACTTCACTTCAAGCCCGCCGATGTAGTTGGCGTAACCATTGCCATGATTCTTGTTGACAAGAAAGTCTATGAAATAGTACTTTGGTGTACCGTAGAGGTCCCATGAATATTCTTGAGATAGCCAGTTGGCCACCTTTTCTTCACGAGTACCATCGCCTGATACCTGGCGGATTGGCTCAACCATTATGCCTGCCTCATCAGATAGGCCATCAGCTTGACGAGGATGTTCTTGCCCTCAAAGTAGCCAAGCCTAGTGTTGCAATTCATGCAGAGTAAGCCTCTCACCTGTAACGTTTCATGGTTGTGGTCTACAGCCAATGCGTGTAGTTTACCATCTTTTGTCAGGTTTTCGGGCTTTTCGCAGATGGCACAGACACCATTTTGTTTGGCAAAGATCTCTTCATACTCTTCAATGCTGATGCCATAGCGGGTCTTGTAGTTGTGCCTGCGCTTGCTTTCGTAAGGTATTTTTTTAGCCATTAGGATGCGCTCTTATCTCCGTTGAGGATACGCAAAGCCCAATCAAGCCCAGCGTTAAAGCCTTCCATCCAATCAAAGTCTTTAGACTCCAATGGGACGCTTGTCTTAGCCGCCTCAATCTTGTCCTTAGCCTTCTCAAGATCCATTACTTAGGCCACTTACCCCGCTCAATCATAAGCGCGATGACCGCATAGTTTGCCATGTCCTTGAAAGAATCCTCAATAGGCTCATGCCGTGGCGACCTACTGTGACTATAAAGATTCTTAAGACGCTCAAACTTATCGCCAATACGCACCAGCAAACCGTTAATAGGACCGCCAAAGGCATTGTTAATATTGCCAGGGCCATAGTCAGCCTGCTTCGTGATAAGGAGATTTCCGATTTCATCCATTATTTCCCAGACGCTGGCCGCGAACTGGGTATCTGAACGAGCAGCTGGTTGCTTATCTTGTCTAGTGATATAACTTTCAGCCCAATTGATTGAATCAACTTGATGGCCAATTCCATGTCCTCGCTCATCCATTTGTCTCCCCTTGTATTTGTCCATTAAATATCCAATTCCTTGAATCTTCATCTAACTTATATGTGTAGATCAACACTTGCCCATTGGCTAATCTATGTTCCATCTCAATAACATCTAATATCCACAATACATCTGGTACCCGTGCGCCATCTTTAGGACCGCCAATAAACTCAGGCATCTTCGGCTTCGTCTACTATCTCCCTCAAGATATATTCCACAATCTCTGGGTTGTCTTTGAGCGCAGTAAAAATATGATAGCCAACAATGTCACAGACTTCTTCTACATCAAAGCGTTTACGTGTAGACATTGGTGTTTCAAATATAACTGCATGAGTCAGCTCGTGCATAAACACACGGATCATCTTATCTTCAGGAAGATTGTCGCGTATGCGAATTGTATTGGTGGCAGAATCTGTCATGCCGTAAGCCTCTGGGTCATCAAGATCGTATCTGATCTTGTATTTCTGCCCAGCAATGCGGGCAAACTTTGGCTTATTCATGCGGCTAGTCTATCAGCAAACCAGTCAGATCCGCTGTCCAAGAAGGTATCGTTGACATCACGGTTGGCAGGTAAACCCACGATTATCGCTTTGTCCAAGTCTTCTTTAATGCGCTTCGCCAATTCCTGTCCTGGGTTTCTTCCATCTTCTTTAACATCATTGTCAGCAAAGATGAGAATACGGTTGTATGACTCAAAGAGTTTTGGGAACCACGGCTTCCATTGGCTGACACCAGCGACCCCAACAGCTGGTATTTGAACCATGCCCGATAATATGATGGTGTCAATCTCGCCCTCGCAAATGGCAATAGTGTCACTATGCTTATGCAAATCATTAACATTAAACAGCCCAATCTTTTGACCCGTGGGCCATATGTACTTAGGTGTGCCATCATCTAATCTCCTAAACTTGATACCCACCACGCCAGCGGGAGTAATATAAGGAATGGAAAGCATGCCTGTAGCATGTTCATGGCCAGCTGCTGGATCAACGACGCTTCCAAGAAGGAATGTATTTGCCACTTCCTTTGTTAGTCCCCGTCCCGCGAGGTAAGAGGCTGCCTGTGGCGTTAGATTGTTGGAGTATCTTTCGGCTGCTTCCGTGAGTAATGCTCTCTGCTTTGCGTTTAGCATCTGCGAATCCTAGTCCTTCCTTTGCTTGTACTAATGTGTATACATCTCCGAGTACCTGACAGACAAGGCAGTTGTATGCCTGATTGTCTAGGTTGTAGGCGGCACTTGCTTGGGCATCATCATGGATGACGCACTTGCAAGGCACCCAGCCGTGCTTGTCTATAACGTTAAGCCCGTAGTGTTCTAGCACCAGGGCAATGTCAGGCTTGGATACCACTTTGCTTCAACCATTGGTTCAAATCTTGGACTACCCAGCTCTGATCTAGCCCCGCCATGCGACGCTTGACAATGACATAGGCTGGCGGTACTGCATCTAGGCCACGAGCCTTAGCGTAGTTGGCTGCCTCAACGCAAGCCTCACGCCAGAACTGTGGCAGATCCATCTTTACCGTAGCCTTTAATTCAAAGATGTAGGGCTGACCAGCGACCATGCAAACAATGTCGCCTTCATCGTCCTTGCCAGCCAACCTAAGCCGCTCAGCCGCTACACCCTTGCCACGAAGCCATTTGAGTATGCCCGTCTCAAAGGCTGAACCTTTACGCTTTCCGTATGTACTCAACGAATCCCACTCCAAGTCTGTGCAACGAAAGCTGATGATCTATCACCATAGATAGACATACGACTTGCATCTGCCCACAGTGTAACGAACTTGTCACCTGTGGCGCTGTGTTTTCCAAAGCGATTCTTGACAACTGCAACACGAAACTCTCCTGAGTATGGCACTAGCGCCACGGTCAGAATCATCTCAGGCAGCTGAGCAATCTTGCCTTGGATAGCCTTACGGCTTGGGGGAATGTCAGGCTTTCCTTCTGCTTCACTGGTATGGTGAAGGAGCATCACGCCTGCATCTGTCTCACGAGCAATGTGGTGCATAGCCTTGGCAATCTCACGAAGGCCAGACCATTCATCGTTGTGCATAGAGACAACGTTCATTGCATTGTCCACAATAATCATGTGGGGATATTCACCATATGCTTCACCGTAGGCACGGATAGCAAGATCAATCTCATCAAGTGTTGGGCTAGGGGCGAAGTCAAACTGTAAGTGCGTAATGCTGGCTAGTTCATTTTCGTAGAACTCTTTACCAGCACCAGTTGTAAATGCTTCTTCTACTGTGGCGACTTGATGGCCAGTAATCATTGCTGCTGCACGGATTGCTGTGGTGTAAGAATCGGTATCTGCGGATATGTAAAGCGTAGGCACTTCCATCTTCACCGCCATCCAAAGGGCTATGAGTGATTTACCAGCGTTAGGTGCGCCAGCAATCATGGTCAACTGTCCTCTGCGAAACCTAATCCCCTCGCTTTGTAGCGAAGGGAAAAGGTCTGGCAGTAACTGATGATCGTTAGTGCTTTTCGCTGCCGCTTGGGTAAGTGACAGCATCTAAATTATCTAACGAACTTAGGCTCGCACTGGTCAGGTGTTCCCTTAGCGGATGGGCAGAACCAGCCCTTCCATGCCTTTGGCGCTCCTGGCTTTGACTCACGCCATACCAACGCACCGTGCTTACAGTGTCCCTCTGGAAGCTGTGCTGGTGCTGCTGGAGCAGCAGATGCTGAGTATGCAGGTGCCGCTGGGGCTACTGGTGTAGCACCAAGTGATGCTGCAAGGTTGCGTACAGCGCTTGCTGATGTAAGTGATGCCATCACTGAATTGATGAGAGCAGATGTATCTTGAATAGTTGTTAACTGCACTTCAAGTTCAGCTGCATCTTGTGCATAGACATTCACCATTGTACCGTCAGTCATTTTGTAACTGACTTGATACTTTGTATTTTCGTTTGCTGCCATTTGTTTCTCCTTATTTTATTTCTGCTAGTGGATCGTATATTTGTGAAAGTTGTCCGCCGACTGCGTAACAGTAGTCCTTTACGCCGCAAGTAGAGCAGGCCATTCCAATGTTTGGAAGGTAAATGTTAGCATCAATTCCCCGTACAAACTGGGCAAAGAGTTCGGTCATTACTGGAACTGTCCAGCGATCTAGGCCAGTAGCCTCTTTGAACTCAGCCTTACGGGCATCGTA